TGTATCTACAAACATTGATATTAAAAAAAGTTCAAGGCGATGTGGAAAGATTCAGAGGTGTAAATTTAGTAGTTACTGAAGGGATTTATAGACCTGGACCTAACGAAACAATAACTCCAAAAAGTATAAATGATTTAAAGACAAAGGGAAGGGCCGTTGTATATAAGGCGGTGAATAAAAGTGGGGTTGAAAATAACTTAGCTTTATTTGACATTGCCGAATATTTAAAAGACGTGAGCTACTTTGATGAGCTTATTTTGTCCTACGATACATTAGAGTGCGATGAAAACGACTTGCCAATTTTAAAGGCTAGACTTATTGCTGTTATGCCTGAACTTAATGATCGCTGGACAGCCAAGTTCAATAGAAAAATTTCTACTGAATATAACAGACAATTGTTATCCAATGGAGAATTCATCGAATGTTTATTAGAGACTGAAGAAACATTAGAACAAAAAGCTGTAGAAAATTCTGCAATTCCACCAAGTGATGAAATTGTCACTCACGAAAGAGGGACTGATAGAAAACACTGGCCTAATCAAGACGTTGTAGATGCGATAGCAAAAGCTGTTAGAGAACTTGGTTCTGAATATACTGCAAGGATAACTGAAGATGGCGGTAGAGCACAAAGACCTTCTGGCACAAAAAATCATCCTATAGGCGAGGCAGCAGATCATTATTTATTACTAAATGGTAAGCGTGTCAATCCATCCGATAACACAAGTCTATATACTCGTTATCTCAGAATATTAGTGAGAAACGCAAAGACTCGTGGAGTGCGTCCTGGTGTTGGTTCATATCCTTCGTTCATTCACTATGATGAAAGTTCTTGGAGACAAGGTGGCGCAGGGACAGCAGGGTATTGGACAGGAAGCAGTAATAATGTGACTGGCCCTGACTTTTCATTCGTGAAATCATTATAAATAATATAAAAAATGAGAAGGCATTATGGCTACAAATAGAGTCTTATCACGAGAAGATGGTAATCTCAGTTCTGCTTCTATCATAACAGGTAGAACAACTGAGTATAGAGACATTGACTTGTCTTTTAGGGCAAAGCCAAATGGAGAAATTTATAATAAAAAAGAAGCTGCAGCAGTAAAACAAGCTGTTAAAAATCTTATTTTAACTGACTATTTTGAAAAACCCTTTGAACCATTCTATGGCGGTAACATAAGAGCATTACTATTTGAACTTGCTGATGAGGACATTGAAGATGAAGTCAGAGAAAATATAATTAGGGCTATCAATTCGTATGAGCCTAGAGCACTAATTAGAGATATACAGGTAGACTATCAAGAGACTAGAAATTCTATTACTATAACCATAGAGTTTCAAATCACAAGAACAGAAGAAGTAATAGTCCTTCAAACTTCGCTATCAAGGTTAAGATAAATGGCAGACATAACAACAACAATAAAATCATCGGCATTAGATTTTAATAATATTAAGAGTAATCTAAAAGATTATTTGGCGAATAGAGAAGAGTTTAAAGATTACAACTTTGAGGCTTCTGGCTTATCTAACATTCTTGACGTGTTAGCATACAATACTCATTTAAATGCGCTTATAGCAAACTTTGCGATAAACGAATCATATCTTCCAACGGCACAACTTAGGAGTTCGATGGTATCTTTGGCAGAAGGTATTGGTTATATTCCTGATACGGACACTGCATCACAAGCAAGGGTACGAATAAGTTTTAGCACTACGGCGGCAGGTAGAGAAGAAAAGGTCACTCTCCCAGCTTATACAAAGTTCACTACATCAGTCGATGATGTTACATACACATTTCAAACTGTAAATGCTTTTACTGCAACGGACGATGGGACTGGCTTTTACGAGTTTTTGACAAACACTGGTTCTAATCGTATCCCTATTTTTGAGGGTACGCTTAAAACTAAAACATTTTTGGTCGGAGAGTATATAGACAATCCTGTGTATATAATTCCTGATGGAACGTTGGATGCTGATACTGTTACCGTCAAGGTTTATACAAGTGCCACCTCAAGTGACTTTACTTCGTATCAAAACATAATTAATGTTACAACGATTGGCTCTCAATCAACGATTTATATCCTCAAGGAATCTCCTAATGGAAACTTTGAACTATCTTTTGGTGATGGTGAAACCTTTGGTATTGCACCACAAGCTGGCAGTCGTATTGAAGTTGAGTACCTTTCAGTAAAGGGAGAAGTTGCAAATGGGGCGTCTGTATTTACTCCAAGTTCACAGTTTGTTTCTGGTGTCATAACTGCTGATTTAAATACTATAACTTATGTGAATTCCATAGGCGGCGACGAAAAAGAAAGTATCGAGTCTATTCGTAAAAATGCCCCCTTTAGATATGCAACTCAAAATAGAATGGTAACAGCAGAAGATTACTCGTCTTTAATCTTGCAAAGTTATTCCACGCTGATAGAAGACATTGCGTCTTGGGGTGGAGAAGATGCGGCAAAACCAGAGTTTGGTGCTGTTTACTTGTCAATTGTTTTTGAATCAGATGTGACTGAAGCTACTATAGCTTCTACTAAGCAAGCGATCAGAGAACTTTCAGAGCAACTTGCTATTGTTTCGTTTAATATTAGATTTATAGATCCTATAGAAACTTTTATTGAAACTGATACATTTTTCCAATTCAACCCAAAGCTTACAGATTTGACACTAAGTGCTGTTAAATCAGGTGTTAATACCGTTATATCTAATTATTTTTCTGAAAATACAGGCAAATTTAAACAAGCCTTCAGGCGCTCAAATCTTCTATCTTTAGTTGATGACTCAAACGTAGCCGTTTTATCTTCTAGACAAAACGTTAGGATGCAACAAAGATTTGTTCCAACAGCACCAACATTGATAAGTGTTATTAATAGTCTTTTATCAGATCCAGATCAAACTTCTGTAGCGGCAATAAATAAAATTGTAGATTTTGTAGCAAGTCAAAGATATAATGATGCCGCTAATTATATGGTTCTTAATGATCTCAGCAATGAAAACACAACTTTCATAATATCGCAATTATCTAAAACAAAAGTTTCTATTAGTCAACAGCTTGAATTTCCCGTAGCCATTGCTATACCTGATGATGATGAATACATTATAACGAGTAACGAGTTTACTTACAAATCTCAGACATGCATACTAAGAAATAAATTAAGTACAAATGTAATTCAAATTGTTAGTACTGCAGGAATAGTCGTTGTAGATAATATAGGTAATTTCAACTCTTCGACTGGTGTTGTTACTATAAACTATTTTAATCCTTCAAGTATTTCTTCTGGCCTATCTGTAATAAAACTTGCTGCTGTACCATCTAATCAAAGTGCTATAATTCCTACTAGAAACGAACTTTTAAAATTTGATGCAGCAAGATCAACAGCAACGGCTATAACTGTGGACGCTACTAACTAATGACTAAAAATTATAACGATAAAACGACATTAGATAATGATCGTACAGATGTAAGTCTCTTTAAGTCAGAGGTGAGTAGTGTTTTGCCTGAGTATATGGCAGAAGAATATCCTAATTTGAAAACACTATTCGATGCTTATTATAATTGGATGGATTCTTCTGACAATCCCACAGGCAGAATAAAAAGACTTTTTTCTTCTAGAGATGCCGTACAAGTACCTAACAATTTGTTACAGTATTTAGAAGATGAACTTTTATTAGGTCAAGCTTACTTTGGCGGGTTTGTTAATAAACGAGAAGCAATAAAATTCTCTAATACTCTTTATAGATCAAAGGGTACAAAGTACAGCGTAGAACAATTTTTTAGAGGATTTTTCGGTGAAGATCCTACTATAGTATATCCAAAGAAAGATATATTTAAGGTTGGTCCAGGAATTGATTATGGTCTTGATAGCATCAATACTGGTGGCGAACAGATAAAAGAGCCAGCATCAATTATTGGTCCTGAATCTAGTAAATTTTTGACTGATGACAAATTATATCAAGTTATGTCTATTCTCATAAAAATAGGAATTCCGTTGAAGGATTGGGTTGATACTTATAAACTATTTGTCCACCCTGCTGGCGTTTATTTGGGCGCAGAGCTTTTACTAGAACTTGTAAACGATACTTCTTTTCCGCAACAAGCTGAAATTGGCGATCCCATTGAAGAGCTTGTTGTTGATTTATCAGAGGCAGCATTTTCTCTTGAAGGAGATTATAATGAGACGCTTCTCTTACTTGATAGTGATGCTGGAATTAGAAGATTTAAAACTGATCAAGAATTTAGAGACGTTGGCAATATCACAATACAAGAAGCTATGGCTGATAGATCAATTTATGACATTACAGGTTTGGCTGGAACAACATTCGATGACTCAGCAAGCGCAGATACATTAAGTCTCACTATGGACCAGGATTCAGAT